TCTGCATCTCTCGGAGAGGGACACTCTTTTATTGCACTTCGTTTTGGAACTTGCACTTTCTTTTCATATAGTTATGACGTATGCATATCCATTTCAAAGAGATAATCTCTTTTGCTGAAAAAGATACTATTTTGTATCTTTGCAACTGATTATTACTACATGAGAAGATGGAGAAAGAAGAAGATAAACTGAGTATGAGAAAGGAGAAACGCACTTTCGCAGATTACTTACTGAAACCGATAGAAGTAAACTCGCTTTTCTTTGTGTTTATGTTGTTGGTTGGTGTTATCATGAATGTAAGCCATCGCAACCCTTTTGGTTATTTGGAATTGTTGGCAGATGTATATGTTGTCAGCTTTCTGTTAAGCCTTTGCCCCAAGATATTACGTCGAGGGTTACAGATAATATTATGCAGTATCACGTATAGCATAGCCTTTATCGATGCTTGTTGCAAAACACTTTTCGGTACACCAATTACACCAACAATGCTCCTTTTGGCACAAGAAACGACAGGCAGAGAATCCGAAGAGTTTTTCTCACAATATATTAAGCCCGAACTCTTATTCTCAACAGCAGGAGTAATCTTATTGATTGCATTTATAATCCGCAAAACGAAGCGTTCCGAAAAAATAAAACGAAGCGTTCCGCCTCGTAAAACGAAACGTTCTTTTTTCAGGTCCCCCCCCATAATGCAAAACGCCTCAGATTTCTCTGGGGCGTTTGCTGTTTATTCTTCATTACATTTCAGACATTCAAGTCGAACTTTACATTCTCATCACCATCAAGCAGCAACCTCGTGCGCTCCAAGTTATTCTCGTATATGTGCACATTCCCGAGGTTCAGCGTTATGTTCTTCAGCGGCAGGTCTATCTGCCGTGCCATGAGATAGAGGTGGTATATATCTGCCGGCAGTCCAAGGTTTGCGTCACTGCTTCGCTGATAGGCTGACAAGACCAGTTCGCCCTCGTCTATCTGGAACTGCACCAGGCTCAGGCATGGTGCCTGGTTGCTCTCTGCACCTGTCTCGCCGAGGAACAGCACATAGTTCTTTGAGTTGCGCTTCTCGCGGTTTATCCTCGCAATCAACGGCGGCAACTTCTCAAAATAGGTCGGATAACTGTTCACAAGCACGCTCCCACAATAGTCCCACCAGTTGATACCAGCCTCGCGATATTTCTCCACCAGCCGCTCACCTTGCATGAACAGCTGTAGTTCATTCTTCAACTTCTTGCGTGCTATGCCGTGGCTCTCAAATATATCAAGCAGGTCGGCTGGAGACAACGACAGCTGCTCATTGAGCAAATAGCGGATATTGCCTTTCTTATTAGTCTGGATCTTTCCTCGTTCCAAAATCTTTCCCAGTGTCTGATAGTATTTGTTCATCGTTCAAACGGTATTAGAATGTAATTCAAGCAACGTCCGTATAGAGCATGATGTCCGTATAGGACGCATTATAATTCATGTGGGCATTGAACTCTCTGCGGTGACAGTTCTCAAAGGGGTTACCGATGAGCTTGTTCTTACCTATCCATTCACAAAGCTCCACTATGGAAGACTTGTTCGAGGTGAAGTAAATGAACCGATGTCCGGAGAGGACGGTCAACACGTCAAGGTAGTCAGATAGCTTCCAGTACATCTTGTAGGTCTTGCTATCCGTACTCAGGTATGGGGGATCGACGAGGAAAACTACACCCGGCACATCCTTGTATCGCTCAAACACCTCTTTATAATCACAAGAGGTAATGGTCAGCCCGTCGAGATAGTCGCTGCAAGACGGATAGTCGGCAGCCTTGATGTTGTTGTACAGTGTCTCTTTCTCAAAGTCGGAGAATTCGGTAGCATACTTCATTGAGAACATTACCGACGAGGACAGCGTTATATAATCGACATATCCGTGGGTACGCTCATGCCTGAGTATGCAGGACAGTACGCGTTCCCGCGCCTCTCCCAATATTGGCTTGTGCCGTGGTACGTCCACGATTTTCCTCAGTTCCGCCAACAGTTCATTCGTCTGCGGAATATGCTCCAGCCGAAGCCTGTAACCGTCGAAATCATTATATACCACGGTGGAGTCCGGTTTTTGGCACTTGGCGATATGTGACAACAATCCACTGCCACCGAACAGGTCCACGAAGGTCGTATTGTCAGGGAACTGCCGGAGTACCTTGATGTACTCCTTGGCAAACATCCGCTTCTGTCCCTGAAAAGGAAGCGGTGCCGAAAGGTATTGTCTTCTCATTGTCTCACTAAATTGGTATGGCAAAGTTCGCTATATTCGGTGAGCCAGAAGAACATTCGTACCAAATCACACTGCAAGCGTTTTGCAGTCGCTTTGAAAGCGCTTGATGAGTCCGTACACCTTGCGTTCGCTTATCGCATACTTTTCAGACAACCGGGCTACGATATACGACACTTTCTCGCCGCGCCCCAGCAGCGTGGTGTAATCGGCGTATAAGTCCACATATTCAGCATCCTCCAGCCTTATACCAGACATTTTGAGCCTATTTATCAGCTCCCTGTTAAATTTCAAGACCTCTATTATCTTCATATTCACAAAATTTTGTATCTTTGCAGTGTCTCACTTATTAAACAACAAAAAGCCCATAAGATGTGGCAGAGGGTATCGGCCCCCGGTCAGCATCTTATGGGTGTGTTGTTTAATAGTAAGTGAGACGACTATTTTAACAGGCCGGGGGCTTTTTAACGCCCTACCCCCGAGGGCAGTCTTCAGAGTTTATTCAATCCGGTATTGTTCCAAATCGAACGCGTCTTTCATCTTCCAGCCGGCATCCAGCGTTTCCAGAATGTAGCGCATGGCTTTCGTATAGAAGTCCGTAAGGTCTTCCATGTTCTCAAATACGCGGTACACCGGCTTTTCGTCGGAACCGAACTTGAACTTCACCGGAAGCGTGGCACCGTCGGACTGTCTGGCAAGGTCATAGGCCGCCTTGTAGTTGAACTGGTTCTCCGTCGACAGCCACACGGTATTGCCCTCGTAACTGAATCCTGAGAGGATAGCCCGATCTGTCTGGTTGTTGTACCAGTCGATGACGGTTTCCTTGATTTCCTCGTCATTTGGTCTATGGTCGAATTCCGTTTCCATGTAGTCTGCGGCTCCATTGCTTTTTTCGTGCACGTCCCAGCGGACGCGCCACTTGTTCCTTGCCGGGCTGACACACTCCATCAGCTTGACACCGGCAGCTCCTTCTACTCTTTGCATGTCTTTTTTTCTAAGTGAATACATACTTGGTCCTGCCTTTCCCGAATGTCTCCGTCTTGATGGTTGTTTCAAACGGGAAGCCGTCCGGCATTTCCTTGATTTGTGCGAGGATATTCTTCATTTCCTCACTGTTGGTAAAGAACTTCTTGGGTTCTCCGTTCTGCTCGATGGCGACGATGCAACGGTCTTCTCCCTGCTCGGTCTTGATGCCCGTCTCAAAATCCTTGACGATGACGGGCAGGTTGACCAGTTCCCTGATACTGACGACGGCTCCGGGAAACATCCTCTTGCCGTCCGGTGGATTGTAGGCCACCTTCAATTCCTTGAATGATCTCATTGTTTTGCCTGTTAATTTATTAAACAACATATTACAGTCAGCGTGTTTTGCCATGCCGTAAAAGCTCGCTATCAATTCACGCCGCCTCTTCCTGCTCTTCACCTCGTGCATTTTCCTGGCCATCTTCTGCTTGATGCGCTTGCGCAGCTCCACATGGCCGGCATCGTATATCACATAGCCCAGGAAGTCGATACCTTCACTCACGGGGAACACCCGTTCATTGGGCTTCACCGTCAGGCCTATCTCCTCCATGCACTCATGCACGATGTCATGCACCATCCACAATTCCGCTTTCGATTTACCGAGTACCACGCCGTCATCACAATAGCGGTAGAAATGACGCACGCCGCACCTGTCCTTCAGGTAATGGTCTAAAAATACAGACAACAACAGGTTGCCCAACCCCTGCGAGCTTCTCAGTCCGATACTGATACCCTTCGGCATCATGTGTACGAAACGGTCAAGCAGGACTATGAGCGTCCTGTCCTTGAAGACCCTGTTCACGCAGTACATCACGAAATCCGGTCTCACGCTGTCATAGAACTTGGAGATGTCGAACTTGTAACAGAACCGCGTACCTTCAGGGTCTTCCCGCAAGTCCCTGCGGATATAGTCCAGCAGGTCATGCATACCCCGTTCCTTGATGCTTGCGGAGGTAGTACGGATGAACCGCTTCCGCAGGTGCCTGTCCACAACGTTCATCACGGCATGCACCCCGATACGGTCTTTCATGGGGAGAACCTGGATACGGCGCAGCTTCCCGCTTTCGAGGATTTCCCGCTCACGATAGTCCGTAACATTGAACGTACCGTCCGCAATCTGACGGGACAAGTCCCGTATCACCTCTTCCCTATGCGCAAGGAGCCAGCGGCCCTGGCGGCACCGTTTCCGTTTCATGCCGCGCAAGACCGTATCAAAGGACTCGGACATGTTTCCGTAGTCCACTATCTCCTGTATGATATATCCTTCCCTGCGCATAGTTTTTCCAATTTCGGCTGTTAAGCCTTCAATCCTCAGGCCCGGCTTCTTCGAGACGTTTCCGTCCTACCAAACCCTACCTGTCAAAGTTATTTTTCACCTTTCCGGCATCTGTGGCCGCTTTTGGTGAGGCTCCGTTCCCTCAGCACCGCATCAGGGACACGTCCCCGTCGCTGTACGCTGATTTGGTTTCTTTCGGTTGTTGTCCAGACGCGACCCGATGTTCGTGTTCGAGTTCGAAGCATCGTTATTCGCATGCGAGCACGTAACGCCACCATTCGCATTCGCGTTGTTGTTGCCGCGATAGACCACACGGGACTATGGGAACTTCCGCCATATTACTTTCAGCTACAAAGGTACTCATTTTCAGCGAGGATGTCGAAAAAAATCGCGAACATCGACGGGCTTCGCCCGTATTCCGAAGTCCTCGTTCCTCGGACATGACGCTTTGTCGCTTCGCTCCCGCTTTCCGCCTACGCCACCTCGACAGCCGACTTGAACGCGGCCACGCTTTGCGCCCTAACGATTCTGCCGCGGAAGGCCAGACGCGACCCGATGCTCGTGCTCGAGTACGAAGCATCGTTATACGCATGCGAGCACGCAACGCCACCATTCGCATACGCGTAGTTGTCGCCGCGATAGACCACACGGGACTGTGCGCTGCTTGTCCAGTATTTATCAGAGTAATAGGTCGATGAAGAACCGTTTACATTGCCTACCGGGACAACATCCATATATTTCCCATGCGCCACGGCAGTTATCCACCAGTCGCCATTGCTGCCACTTTTGACCATACGAATACTGCCGTCCGGCATCCAAATGCGCCATTTGAAATAATTGTTACTGTCATTCGGCAAATCAACGCCGTCCATCATTTCCCACTTGTGGCCGTAAATATCTTCGTAACCCAGACAGCAGATGTTGTTCACCTGTGTCACTGCTGCACCGCCATACTCGTCTACGCTCCTGTACCAGGCATATTGATGCACGCCATAGTCCACGATACTATTCGTAACGCCACTGCTGACGCCGCTCGCCTCCGTATAGCCGATAGTGTCCCGCATGCCACGCTCAGCCGTGCCGCCTGTCGTGCGGTTGTTCGTGTGCTGTCCCGCTCCGCACTGTTCCTGAGCGTTCCTACGTCCGTAGCAGGCGAAGAACAGGTTGGCAATGCGTGAGTGCATCAGCGCATCTATCTGTTGCATGCCACGCTGAACACTGTAATAATGAAAGTCCGTCCAAGTCATGCTTGCCGTCGTGCTGCCGCCGGTAATGGCCGCACGCAGTTTGGAACCGATGACCGTAGAGCCGACTACGGCACAGAGATGTTCGTTGTTGGCCACCCACTCCGGCTCCATGTCCTCTATCCTGTCGCTGTTGCTCAGCACCACGCAGTCAAACTCCGCCGTGTTCAGAATGGTGAAGTGCAGGTTTACGGCTTTATCCGGGATGTCGGCAACGAGGTACATGCCAGCCTCGAACTTGTTGCCGATGGTCGGAACCACCACCGACTTCACGACCTTGCCCTCCGCATCCACGAACACCGAGCCGATAAGGTTCGTGCCCGGAACACTGGGGAAGCGCACCCGCTTGAATCCCTCCACGCTTACCTTGCACACGCTGTAAGTTGTATCGTTCGTATAGGAGTTCTGCAGCGTCTCCTTGCCGCTCATGATTTTCTTGCCCGGCAATACGCCGCCCTGCGTCCTCCTGATATCCTCCAGCGTCAGTACGGTTGCCTTGGGACTGTCCGGCTTGTGTGCGGCATCGTTGCTACTATAGCAGCTGTAATGCTTTCCATTCAGGTAGTCGTTGATACCCTTGCTCCAGAAAAACGGCTCGTACATCATCCAGTCGCCCTCCGTACCGTCCAGCTTCGCCTCCGTACCGTCTGCGTACTTGTTGCTGTTGGTATCGTCAAGGGGATAGTAGGTCATCTCACCGTCAAGATTGTTCACTGTCGTATCCTGCCCGGCCATGTTCACGTTGCGCGTGGTGGCTTTCTTGGTGACCTTTGCCAGCACGCGGTGCCGCTGTTTCAAAATGGCCGTAACATGGCCACTGGGTATGTAGGTCGTTCCGTTTCTGTAGCCCGTGCCGTTGTCAAGGTTCGTCACGTTGGCATCGTCGGCCACCGTATCGTCGAACTCTATCACCGTGTAGTCCGGCTGTCTGATGTTGAGCTCCGGGAAATGGGTCTGGTACTCGGCGTAGGTCTCATCGTCCATGTACTTGGTCAGCCGCACCGTGCCCACCATGGCGCAGTAGTCCACGGCATTGCCTTCCGCATCCACGCCCTTGAGTGCCTTGTACTTGGCGAGCAGCGTACCGTCATCTTCCATGTCAATGCCCTCGATGCGCACGCGCTCCACATTTATACACCTGCCGATGATGGTCTGCCAGTCCAGATTCGGACAGCCGGCAAAGCGCAGCGTTTTCACCGTGCGCCAGTTCTGCAGTGTCAGTCCGCTGTCCTTCAGTTCCGGCAGATACTCCAGCCGGAGCGTCTGTATGTTGCCACCCAGCTTGAGTGTCTGTGCCGGTGCGCCCGGTGCAATCAGCACGGCCTGTACGTCCACGCCCCGTGCGTCCAGCGTCTTCAGTCTTGTCTGCGGCGTGAAGTCCAATTCCTGGCTTGACAGCGTACCCGTCCTGGCGTTCGTCTGTCCGTAGAGATTGATGTCCGTCAGCTGGCGGCACTGGTCAATTACCATGCACCAGCCCGTCGAGCCGCTACCGGCCGTCTGCAGGTTGAGTTTCCTGAGAGCCTTGCACTTGTTCAGGTTCACGTCGCCCGTCAGGTTGTCCGCAGCCCCGCGCATGTCCAGCTCCGCGATGCGGCTTGCGCCGTAGATGCGGATAGGGTCGTTTACGGTAAAGGCTTTCGCAAAGGTCAGCGTCACCTTCCCGCCTTTCTCCGCACGCCGGCTTGCCTGCAGGTGCGGGGCATTGTTCGTGCCGTAGCCGAAGTAGTACAGGTCGCCGGCCGTCACCGTTATGGTGTTGGCAGGGGCATCGGCCTTGCGGCTCATATACATATCGATGTTGTCCGAAAGGAAGTTGCCCGTCTCGTATTTCGCGTCGAGCAGGGAAAAACGGTTCTTGATGAACCAGTGACGGAACGCCTGCTTGTCGCCCTTGAGCGCATAGATGTAGGGGTACTTCACCAGCTGTCCTTTCACGATCACGCCTTCCGTCTGCGGCTTGATGTACTTCAGCGCACCGCTCTTGTTGTAGACACGGCCGCACCAGTTGCCCAGCTGCTCCTTATCAAACACCTCACCCGCACGCTCCTCTGTCAGGTAGGCACGCATCTTCCCGGCCATCCTGACAATATCGTCCTTCAGGTTGGCCAGTACCAGGCACCACAGCCAGGAGTCGTGTCCCTCGAAAGCATACTTCGACTTCTCCGCGTCCCAGGTCTCACGCATCACGTCATAAAGGTATGCCAGCATGGAGTCGTTGCGGTCGCCCTGCTGCGTGTCACCGTCGTAGTAGAGGATATACCACACCAGCAGGTCCCATGTAGCCCATATCATGTTCTTTGCCCGCTGGTCCACATTGGCGAAGAAGTCCGTGAAGAGCCACCAGCACAGCAAGAAGTCCTTGTTGATGTACTGTCCAAGCTCGCTTTTGAACTTCTGCGAGACGAAGGTGCTGATGTCATCCGGTGTCGCGCCAGACGGCACGCAGTCCCTTATCCAGCCCCACAGACGCTTGAAGGCACCTTTCTGCGCCTCCGTTGCGGTTGCCCATGTTATGTCTTTCGGATAGTTGAACTCCAGCGCATTGTCGAACTCTGCGGCCGCCTGCGCATCAAGGTCTGCCTTCCCCTGGAACAGGCACAGGGGCTGCGTATTGTTCAGGAACTCGAAGGCGACCGCTTTCTTCGGGTCAAGCCCCTCGACACCCTTCATCCCGATGATATCCTGCCAGTCGCTCTTGTCATGGTTGAGGTTGTACTGTCCGTAATAGGCAGGCGTGTCTTCCATGCTCTCCGCGGAGAACACGTCGATGGGGAAGCCGTCAATGGCCGTGCGCACGCTGCTGTCCGTCTGCTGTGCCGGCGTGAGGAAGCCCAGTGCCTTCATCATGTCGTTCCACAGCTTCGCGCCGCCGGTGTTCTGCACCATCGAACTGTCAGAGTAGTCCGCCTTGGCGCACAGCACCTTTACTTTCTTCTGTCCGGGCCGCAGGGCTACCTTCAGCTCCTCCTGCTTCACGCCGTCCACATACATCTCCGGGGTCTCGCCCTTGGCACAGTAGATGCGGTAGTTCTTCGTCGGGTACTTCGTCGAACTCGTGCCCTGAATGCGGACATAGACATTCTTCAGGTAGACATACCGACCGTCGGGCAGCCACAGGTGCACGTCGGAGAGGAAGTCCGCCTTCTTGTTGTTCTCGGCGTTCACCGGGTCCAGTCCTCCCTTGCGCACCACCAGCATGATGCCCTTGCCCTTTTTGCGCAGTTTCTCGAAGTCAATGCTCCGGCCGTCATCGCCCAGCACGTCATTCTCCTCGAAGAGTGCGGCCATCTCGTCCAGTGTCCGGCGGTCTATGATATGGTTGTCCATCTCCTCATCGTCGGTCAGCGCGCGGTCATAGACCCTGACGGTGCGTACCTCCACGTCCGCGCCGGAACTGTCGATGGTGATGCCTTCCGGGCTGTCCTGCATGAAGTTGTCGCTCTCACCGTAGATGTCCGCCGCGCTCCGCGTGCCGTTCACATACAGTTCCATCAGCCTGCCCTCGGAGCGTTTGCCGATGACGAAAGCTATCTTCACCCACATGTCCGAGCCGTACTGTCTGCCCACGCCGACCTGCTGGGTGGTCTTCCCGCCGTCCTCGTCGGCTACTTCCTTGGTGGAGCCCGTGTACATCATCGCCTTGTCGGCCGTTATCCGGAAGCCTTTCGTGCCGCTCATGCACGACACCACGCCCGCGTCCTTGTCCGTGATGTTGGACACTTTCATTTCCACCTCCACCGTGCAGCCTGCGGTGGCCGCATCGGAGGTGAACGGCATAAAGGCAATTTCTGCCTTCGCGCCATTGAGCAGCTTCAGCGCATCACCCGTCCAGCCACTCGTGTTCCAGTCCACGCCGTCGAATGCCGTCTTCACGCTGCCGTATTCCCAGTGTGCCGGATCTGCCTCGCCGTTGCTGCGTCCCGCCGCGCTGAGCTTCAGCTTCAGCCCAAGCGTCGCTTCGCCGATGTCGATACCACTCTCCTCCACCTCGATGTCAAGGGGATATTCCGTCGCACCGCATACGAGCCTCATTTTCTGTGTGCCCTGTGCCGTGAAGCGGTTGGTGTAGGTCTGCACCGTCCTCGGAACGCTCACGTTCTGTGTGGGAGTACCGTTCATAAAAACGGTCATGCCGGCAGGTGTGCCGCCTGCATCATAGACGGCATACTCGAAAGAGAGCTGCTCGTACTGCCCGGTCTTCAGCAGCGGGGTCAGGTGGTTGTCAGTAAGGATGCGTCCGTCCCGGAAGACATGTTTCGTGCCGATCAGCGGCCGGCTGCTCCCAGCCTTGAAAATATCCATGTAGATACTCTCGCTGCGCAGCGTCAGCCCGCCCCCGGCTTCCATCTCCGCCACCAGCTGCACCGTATGGCGGCCTACCGCCAGAGGGCGCATCGGAATGGAGAAGCTGCCGTTGGTGGTACCGCTGCGCGTTACCGCGCGGTTCTCATGCTGCTTGCCGTCCACGTAGAGGAATACGGTCTTCGTGCCCGTTCCCTGCACAGTGTAGGGTATCACCGCACTGTCGCCTGTATCATATCCGCCTCCGGCTGTTCCGTCCGAGAGGGCGTAGTCGCTCCCCAGCGTCAGGCTCACTGCCTTCACGTTCACATATGCCTGCTTCGCCTGAGGCTTTCCCGTGTCGGGGTCTGTCGCCGTGGCTTTTACATAGATGTCGGTCGTACCCACCTGAAGGTATTTGCTAACATTTAAGGTGTAGGTACCCCGGCTTACATTCTCAATGGTCTGTCCGTACACAAGGATAGAGCCGCGCAGGACGCGTATCTCGATGGTAGCTTTCTGTCCGGTGGTCTGCCCAGCATCCTCGCCTCCCACATACTGGTGGTCGTAGCTGTAGGTCAGCACGCAGTCGCCGCCTTCCTTGATGACATTGTGGTCTACGCCGGCACCCAGCACGATCTTGGCGGAAGACGTTTCCCCACCGCCACCTCCTCCGGCAGCCAGCGTGAACTGGGTAATGGCCACGCCGCTCTTGTTCTTCAGTGTAACGGTCTGCTTCCCGTCTTCCTCGGTCACATCGCTGTCGAAGAGGGTGCCGGCTTCTATCTCGCCGATTTTGCCGGTAATGGCACGGTTCTGCACGGGGTTCGTGCTGCCGGCATCGAGCGTCTCGTCCACCTCGGTCTCGTTGATCGTGAGGCTGATGTTGCCCTGGCTGTCGGGAGTGGCCTTTTGCCCGTTCAGCGTTACGCTCTTCACTGTTCCGCCACCGCCGAAGTCGTCCCAGCTGCTCTCGCTCTCCCAGGTCGCCAGGTTGGTTCCGGCAAACTGTTTGGTCTGGTATTTTCCTTGAGACACTTCAAAGGTAACGCACCGCCCCTTGGCGCGCAGTTTGTCCTCAACAGTCTTGATAGCCGTAGCCAAAGTGTAGTAACCCTCTGCCAGTGGGTATTTCTCGCTCACATTGATGGTGTTGCCGCCACCCGTGCCGCTGGCTTCGGCAAGCGTTCCGTCCGCCTCGTTCCAGGCATATAGCACCGAGCCCAGCAGGTAGAGCTTGTCCTTGCGAATTTCTGTCCGGTTCTCATTGAGATAGAGGTCTGCCCCGGACCAGTTGCTTACGTACTTTCCTGCACGCTTTCCTGCGAATATCTTCTTTGCGGAGATATAGTACACGCCCGACACTTCCGATACGCTTGCTTGATCCACAGAGGCATCCTCCAGGATACCGTCAAAGCGTGCCGTTGCCCCATCACGGGCCTTGACGGCCACGCTTTCATACTGGTCGATGACACGCTGGGCGGAGTCCTTGACCTCCGTAAGTTCCTCCACGGCTTTTCCTGCGGCCTGCGCAGCCGTCTGTGCCTCCTGTGCCTTTTTACCTGCGTTGGAGCCTGCCGCCTCGGCATTCGCTGCCGCCGTTTCTGCCGCGTTCTTGGCGGCCAAAGCCTGTGCCGCTGCGTCCGTGGCAGGCTTGGCCAGCAGGCTCACCGGGGCTGTTACCAGTTCCTCTCCACGCATCGCCGGCAGTGTCTTCACGCCGTCGAGATTCTGCACCTCCTGCAGTTCGTTCACACCCTGGCTTTCGCTCTTTATCTGTGAGAGTATGTCCTGTTTCAGTTCCTGTTTTTCCTGTTCTGTCAGTGCCATGTCGTTATGATTTATATTGGTTGAACTTCTTTCTTGTCTTCAGATAGTCCGGCTCCGCCTCGTGGGCGTAGGCCTCACACTCAAAACTTATATGCCGGTAGGCCTCGTGCCGTTTCCTGTATTTCGGCAGCAGCCACAGCCATTCCAACACATAGAGCAGGTAGAACGGCACATACAGCAGCTCGCGCATCTGTGCCGTGTGGATAGCCTCGTGGTTTAGGTCAGTGTCCGTCATACGGTACCCTTTCCTGACCATCACCACGCCGAAAAGATTGATGGCCTTGAACCCCTTCGGGGGCAGCAGCCGGTTGTAAACAGTCTTCATGATTATATCGTTTTAATTTTGCCTGTTGATGATTCTCGCCGTATATTGGGTGGTGAAACCGTCTATCTGCACAGTGCGCTCCGGATCATACACCAACAGCAACTCCACAGTGTCTCCTTGTCCCATTGTCATATCTCCCCACTGTTCGCCATTCCAAGTGGTAAGCAGCGGATAGTCCTCTTTGTTCCAGGGTGTCTCCTGCTTGCTGTTCTTGGTCTTGTTTCGGCCGAATATCACGAAGTCTCCTGCTCCCAAGTCAGAAGAAACAGTCAGTCGGAAGGCAAAGGGTGTGTTCTGACCTATGCCCAGAGTAGAACGCATAGCAGGAAGGCGAGGAAGTGCTATGCCGGAGTTGCCTACTGTACACGCCACAATCAGGCGGTTGCTGTCCTTTATCTCCACATCATAGATGGTATTGGCTTTGTCCACCTTCACCTTGTCAAAGCGGAATCCGTCCACGAAGCCATTCAGTGCACCGCTTCCTTTCCCTGCGAAGGCGAAGTTGCCGCTCATGGAATTCTCTATATTGAAGATGATGCCGTATTTAGGTAGAAACCCCCATTTCTTGCCGTTGCTGTCGGTATAGTCTGTTGCCGTGTCAACAAGTCTTGCGAGCATAGGCTGTCCAAGACTATGCCACGTTCCGAAAATCGCCTGTCGGTCTTTGGCGTTGAAACCTATCATCGTGTCATACAGGAACAGACCATCCCTGTCATCCACAACTTTGTAGCTACCGTCCGGCTGCAATACACGGCTTGACACACCGATATGGTTTCCACTGATGGCAAAGCCGCCAATGTATCCTGTCTCAGCATTGACCTCGCCTCCGAACTTGCCGTTCTTTGCCTCAATGCTGCCGTCGGGGAGTATCTTGAAATTGCCATTGGCTGTTACCAAACCTTCCAACTTGATATTGTCAGCAAGCAGTTTTATAACGGTCTTCGTGTTGCCTTCCGCATCGACTTCTTCAACTGCCACGCCAATAAGAGCGAGCTTTCCGTCGGGCCCCTGCGCGTAGATGCCGCTGCCTTCAGCCTTTACCATGATGCCGCTTTCGGCAAGCACGCGCCCGTCCTTGTCGAAGTTCTGTGCGGCTATCTTCACCAGCTTCTCGCTCTGCTCAAAGAGCGTCCTGTACTTGTAGGTCAGGCTCTCTATCTTGTCCGTACTCAATATTAGCATATAAAGGTAGATGTCGCCCGTAAAGCTCAGCTTGAAGTCGCCCGTTCCGTTCCAAAGCCCGTTGCAGGTGTACTGCTTGTAGCCGTTGGTAGGTGCAAGTTCTTCCTCTACTTCCAGCGAGTTGAAGTTCTCAAAGCCAGTCTTGTCCACGTTCTCAAACCGTACCTTCAACGTGCCTTCTTTTGCACATCGATAGAAAAAGCTCAGATATACGGGCAGGGCTTCTTTCTTACCGTTGCTATTCGTGTTCATCGGTGGTACGCTCTTCAGGCTGGCGTTCTTCTGCGTGATGTACTTGTTTCTGATGCGCACCACCACGCGGCCGTCGTCCTTGGTAACGCTCGCGCCGTCGCCCTTTTTCGTGAGCACCTTGTCGTTAGCCCATACCCATTTGTTACCCACCAGCCAGAACACCGTCTCATTCTCCGTCAGCCACTTGCTCAGTCCCTCGTCAAAGCTCGGGTTGTTCAGATAACCCTTGTCGGTGGCAAAGTCCTGACGGAGCGCAGACACGCTGCTGGCTATCTTGCCCTCCGTTATCTCGAACTTCGTCTTGATGTCCTCGCCGGTAACAAGGAGGAACGTGCCGCGCAGGTAGGCATTGTCGCTGTACAGACCGTTGCCGTGGGGCTGATTGTCCGCTGGGAACCGGTCATCCTTGATGCCGTCCAAGTTGCCCAGCCTTGCACGCAGACAACCCATGAAGTTCTTTCCCTTCACACCGTCCATCACATCAACGCGGGGCTGTCCGTCCTCGGTGGCTGATATGAGTATCAGGTTCTGGCGCAGCGCATTCTCGGTGTTGCCCATCTGTACGCACTCGTCGGCGGTCTCCGGCAGCGACCCCTCAAACTCGCCTTCCTCCACCAGTACGGAGTTCCCGTCCACGGCGCCCACTTCCACCCAGTAGCTTTTCAACCGGCCGCCGGTAAAGGTCGCACAGCGCATCAGGTCGTGGACCTCGAAGGTGTTTTCCTGCTCGAAGGTGATACGCCAATAGCCGTCCGTCTTCTCCACGCTCTTTATCTTGCCGTTGGCAGCACTCACGACCAACTGCCCGCCTACGCTGCGCACACGCTCTATCAGCATTTCAAGGACAACCATTATCTGACGCACGGTCAGCTTGTCGAGCGTCAGGTTCGCCAGTCCGTCCTTATCTATCCACATCTGCCAGCCCTCCCCGGACATGCCATCCCTGAACCTGGCACTGCGCAGCAGTTCACGCACCACCAGCGTCAGCAGCTCGGCATTACCCTTGCCGTCAAGGCGGCCGCCCTGCGCTCCGGGCTCGAAGTCTCCGAGGTCCAGTCCCTCTTCAAAGATGATCTTCTTCTTGGCGCGGTCCGGACTGTTCTTGCTCAGGAACTCCTTGTGCGTCCGCCTGGCACTGTACAGGTTGGTATCTGTCGGCCGGGTAGTATCCCAGCTGCGGATAATGTCGGGGACATTGATACCGCCGACAAGCGTTCCGGCATAGTTCTTCGCATCTGCGATGGCACTGTCCACCCTGGCCATCGTACCCGTCGAGAGGGCATCGCTTATCTCGAGGTCCATCTGCCCCGGCTCATTGACCTTCCGAATGATTTTCGTAATACGGCTCGACCGATAGCCTTTCCCAGGGAAATACTCGCTGCTTTCCAGCCGTATGCGCCGTCCGATGAAGAGTTCCGTGCCGGTCTCCTCAATCCAGATATGGTCTGTCGGTGCCTTATACCGGCTCACGTCCTGGGCGTGCTTCCTGTTGTACTCGTCAACCGCAGTCCGGAATTCTTTCTCCGCCAGTCCGTAGTACTCGTCCGGCATGCGGATGTTCCACAGGATATACTTGTCCCCGGCTTTCGGCACCAGCGTTCCGCCGGGCAGCTGCGTATCATCGTTGTAAGGCCATATCGTGATGATTTCAAACTCCTGCGTCTTGCTGTCATAGTTCACCTCGAAGTAATGGTCATTGTCGGTGCCCAGTCCGGCAAGCTCGCTGCCTTCCTGAAAGGAAACGCGTTTCACCAGTCCGCCAATCTCATAGTCGTTAGGGTCGAAAGTCAGGTCATTGTCCTTGAAGTAATAAATCTTAAAGGGCTTGCCGTCCTTGTCCTTGACCTCCTTCAAGCGTACACTGGCCACGACACCGACACGCCGGGGATAGATGTCCGCAAAGGCCTTCTGCTCATAGTGATGGATGATACCGTACCGTTCCACATTCACGTCCACATACTTCACGCCGTCGGGCAGCATCAGCCGGCTGTGTCCGTATTTCGCCGCGTCGATGTTGCGCGAGCTGCCTATGGGGAACAGGCGTGTGTAGAACTTCGCATTGTCGGCCTTGTCGCGGTCAAGAGCCGTCAATCCCTTGTCATACCCGAGCGTGATTTCCTCACCATGCTCACAGCGGCACAGGTTCACCGTCTCTCCCTCTATCCACCATTCTACTCCTACGGCTTCCGCCAGTTCCTTCAGCCCGTCATTGCAATACTTGCCGGTATAGTCGATGGTCACGTTGTCTGTGCCCTCCACGGTGCCGGCCTTGAAGTTGGTCGTGCCGTCCATGCCGTCATTGATGTTCTTCACGATCAGACGCACATGGTCTATGGGACGGGCTGTCAGCGTGAACACGGCCTCGTTTCCGCCATCGGTATTGTTCAGGATAAGGAAGCGCTTGATAAGGCTCTCGATACCGTACAGGCGGAAGCTGTATTCCCATTCTACAGAACTCTTCTCCGTAGGGACATATTTCTCCACCGCCCGGTAACGCTCGCCCTCATAGTCTATGTAGTCGTTCACATCGATGGGAATGAACTCATAGAGCGTGAAAGAGAGATTCAGCAGGTTGTCCCCCTGTATCTCCTTTTCCTGCGTGCTGCTGCCATCGGGCTCTATGCGCGCCTTTACATTGCCGTAGCTGTCATATAGCGTCAGAATCATTTTTATATCGTTTGAATGGTATTTGAATGATGTTATATTATCGGTTCAGGTTCACGGAACCTCACCTTGTAGCGACTGGCCTGCACGCCCTCCTTCCACAGGTAGGTCAGCGACCTGTACGCACTACAGTCCAGGTAAAAGACCTTCAGCGTCAGCCCCAGCTCTGTGAAGGTAATCGTCAGCCAGCCGTCCTTACCTGTCTTCAGGAAGCGGATAAACGCCATGTAGTTCGCAAGCCACTGCTCCCGTGTCCGGGCATACTGGGCGAAGTGAAGCGTGATGTCGCGCTCCGCGTTGGCGGGAACCAGTGTCCGTGAATATTTCTTGCCGTCATGCTCCCGTATGTCCACGCCCACATGTTCCTTGGCCTTGCTCGGTGTCAGGATGGCGTTCAGGTTCTCCCTGCCGCCCTTCTTCTCCTCCGTCAGGAACACGCCGTACTCCTTCCAGATGTCCGTGCCGTTGATCAGTACAAGTCCGCCTAATATCTTATCCATGCTATTTCACTTTTACGCCATCGCGAGTTATTTTTTTCATTTCTTCCTTTATATCTTTCAGAGATTGGGCACTGCTGCCCGTATTGTCCTCGATTTTCTTCAGGTGTCCCTGGGCGTCACTCATCCTGACGGTTATGTCCTCCACGCGGTCATCGATGCTTGCCCAGTGCATCTGACCGCTGACGAACAGTCCCTCCAGCTTTGTTCCTTGGTCCTGGCTTATTGTCATGAAGGCACCGCTCCTGCCGGACTGTGTCGTGCCTCCGGTCTTGTCAGTCTCCTTGATGATACCCTCGTTTCTCAGCTGCTCGATGTCGTTCCTGGCACTCTTCACATAATCCTCGTACTCCTGCTTCAGTGCGTCAAGCCGTTTCCGGTACTCGGCATCGGTTATCTCACCGCTTGTCCTCGCCTTGTTGAGTTTGGCAAGATTTTCGTACCATGTTTCCAGATTTTTCTGGAACTTCGCACCGACGAGGTTGTTCACTGCCATCTTGTTAACCATCTCCTGCCAATTCTCGGCAATCTCGTCAAAAACCTTTTCCGAACCGTCGGCAAGAGAGTATAGAGAGTTGAGGAAGTCATCAAAGACATTGTCCTTGGTCGTGGTGGTCAGGTTCTCATAGAGGGCGTCCGTAATCTCCTTCAGCTTGCCTGCCTGCTCGATATACTTGTCCAGCTTCTCGGCCACCCGACCGCCGTAGCCGCCCTTACCGGTATCCTGCAACATCTTCCACATATCCACATTGGAGCGCAGCATCTTCATCTCCTCCGGGCTGAGGTTCCAGATGTCCCCGTTCCATTTCCTGCCCATCTGGGCACTCAGGCGGTCTATCTGTTCCTGGCTGTAACCGTGCCAGTAGTAGTTGAAACTGTGGTGCGCGGAATGGTAACCGGCCTGTGCCTGGGCAATGCCCTTGTAGTTGTCGATTGTCTCGCGTTGCAGTTTCTCCGCATCATCAGATATGCGGATGGCGATAGCTCCCCGGGCAGTCTTCATCTCATCGGTCAGGTCTTCGATGGCCTGCTCGAGCAGCTCGTTCCGCTTGGTCAGCCGGTCGATGGTCTCCGCGACTTCCTTCTCGTTGGAATTGGTGAACCAGTCGCTCGGTCCCTTGGAACTCAAGGCCCCGAAAGACAGGATATTGCCGATACGCCCCAGTACAGTGTCAAGCAGACCGCCTATGCCGTTCACAATAATGCTTTCCAATACTTTGAACAAGTTCTCCGGCAGGTCGAAAATGGCATCTATCAGGTTGCCGATGGCGTCCAGTATGCCCACCACGAGGTCATCAATCCATCTGAGGGAGATGATTTCCGTAATGGCGTCAAGGATGCCCGTCACGAAGTTCTTGATACCGTGTACCAGGTCGAGTATCAGTTTGGGTATCTGGGCCACGATACCGATGATACCGCCAAGCCCGCTTGACAATACGCCCGACAGGCTTCCGCCGATACTCCCCAGCGCACTGCCCATCGTTCCCGACAGCGTGGTGCCTATCGTCTTCGCCATGCCTTCCCCCATCTGCGGAAGTATGGAATCCAGCGTTCCTTTCAGCTGGTCTATCTGCCCCACGGACTGCTGAATGCCGCCAAAGCCCTCCACGCCCTGCCAGGCCTTGGCATTGCTTAATGCTGTTGTCAGTCCGCTCGTGAAATTCGCCACCTCATCGGAAGTCCGGTTCAGTGCCGCACCGAAGTCCTCCATACTCTCACGTGCCTTGGCTGTGGCATCGCCCAGTTCCTGCGCCTTGGTCTCAAGTTCCCTGTACTGCTCTTCCGTAATCTCTCCTGAGGCGAGTTTCTTCTTGCCTTCATCCCTTGTCTTCACGGCGGCTTCCTCTGCCTTCACGGCGCGGTCGTAGGCGGCCACGCTGTCCGTGAACTGCTTGATGGCCTCGTCCAGCTTCTGCCATGTCACGCTCTGGTCGGTACCGACATACCGGCGCATCTCCTGTATCAGGTCCGTCACCCTCTGCTGGGTCTCCGCATCGGCGTTCCTGTATTCGTCCGTCTCGACGTATGCGCGCAGCTGCTCCATCAGCGGCGTCATCATCTCCCTGGTCAGGTTGCCCACGCCGCTGAAGAGCGCGTTCCAGTCGATGCCACGGCTGATTTCCTCGAACGACATGCTGGCCTCGCGTTGCTGCTGCTCTTTGCGGAGTTTGGCTTTCTGCCACTTTTTCGTGCTGTCGCTCACCTCGGAAGCGTCCACCTCGGCTATCTTCTGAGCGGTCTCCTTGGCAATGGCGAGCTTCTTCTGCTGGAAAGAGCCGTATTCTCTCAGATACTCGCTCATTGCCTGGATTTCGTCCCTGCGCTGTTCCAGCTGTCTCTTCGCTTCTTCCCTGTCAATCTCTTTCTCGCCGTCCTTCTTCTTCATGGAGGCAAGAGCACGAGCGGAAGCAAGCGCTTCGGTCTGTTCCCCGGAGAGATGCCCCTTTTGTGCATCGCGCCATTTCTTTTCCTGGGCGGCGAGTTCCTCCATTTCCTTCTTGTAGTTTTCCTGGATTTGTCGGCGTTTCTTTTCCGAGCCTTCCTTGAGCAGGTCTATCTCTGCCTGGCGGTTCTTCTGCTGGAGGGCGAGCAACTCGGAAGCCATGCGTTCTTCCTCTTTCTTGGTGTCTTTTTTCGTCTTTTCTTTTTTAGGCTTGCCCGGTGCAGCATGACCACCGATATTTGCACTCTTGCCAATGGATGCAGCCTGTTTTTCCAAATCGGCAGCCTGTTTGAGATAGCTGTCGCGTTCTGCCTCCAGTTCCTTGGTTCGCTTGTTGTATGCTTCCTTGTTGTACCGCTCTACGGCCGCATGACCATCGTACATGCCGTTGCTCTCTGACTGCATCCAGTAATGTCCCATACGGGCAAACCAGCCCATATCGCTTTCCGCATTGCCCGGTTTGGTCGCCTTGTGCTTGTTTACCTTCTCATCGGCTTCCACGGCCTTGTTCACGAGTGCCTGCGCCTTGGCCTGGAGGAAAAGCATCTGTATGTACTGCTCGGCTTTCTGGGTAAGTACATCGTACCATTGGGCCACGGTGTCATAATAGCCGAAAGCCTCGCCGTACTTGCGGTTCATCTCCTCACACTTCTTCTTCTCCTCTTCCTTGGAGCCGGTGAAGTTCTTCAAGCTCTCCCGGGTGGTGTCTATCTCAAAGCGGGTCTTGATCATCTCTGCCCGTCCCTGTGATTCAATCTCTACACGTTCCTGCGCCTTCCTTGCCGCTTCTTCCTGTGCATCGGAGTATTTGTTCCAAGCCACGATGAGTCCTGTAATGACAACGGACAGACCGAGTGTCAGCGTGGCCATGAGTGCCGTTGCCGCGGCATTGGAAATACCCAGTGAGGTGGCAAGGCGGTAGTTGGCAGCCGTCAGCAGGTTCTTGACTTTCGTGACGGTTACCAGTCGGAATGCGCTGTCCTTGTTCAACGCATTGAACAGCTGCTGCAGCCCCATTGTTATGGCCATGACACTTTGTACCCGTGCCTGCACTTTCATCAGGTTTTCATTCTCGGAAGCGAAAAGGGACATCACGCCCGTGGCGGTGGTGAATGCGCCCGACAGACCGTTCACGCCGGAGATGAAGCCTTGAAGGTTCGCATCGTCATTGGCGAGGATACTGGTCTGGGCACGCAGGTCTCCCAGCGTGTCCGAGAGCTGCGCAGCCTTTTCGGCCATCTGCCGGTACTCCTCGGTGTTCTGCTCACCGTTCAGACGCATGCGCGCCATGTCGTTCTGCAGTTCGCGCAGCTGGCGCGACAGGCGCTTGTTGCTTTCCTTGTTCTTTTCCTGCTCTGCGGTCAGCTCGGCAAGGATGGCCTTGTCTTCCTCAAGGGCTTTCTTGGCAGCGTTCAGTTCTGCCAGGGCCGTGGACTGCGCATTGCCGGGAGCGGCTTTCTCGTAAGCCTTCTGCAAGGCGCGCACATCTGCCTCCACCTGCTTCACGACAGCTTTCTGCTCCATTATCTTATCGGTAAGGCTTTTGTTCGCCGCTGCCGCCTGTTCCTCAGAAATGGTTATCTTGCGGTATTCCTGCTCCAACTGGGCGACACCCTGTTTGGCCTGCTGGTGTTCCTTCTCCAGTTGCTGCAGTGCGCCTGTTTCCTCGGCAAGGACTTTCTTGCATGCGCTGATTTCTGCAATCAGCTCCTGCTGGCCGGTTCCAGGCTTCATGGTCTGCAGCTTGCGCTGCATCTTGTCCAGGTCGGAGTTCACGCCGTCAATGACCTTGCGCTGGTCATCAATCTTGGTGTTGATGACCAGGGAGGCACGGCGGGCTGCGCCCAGCAGCTGCTCGACGCTCATCTTGCTCTTGTCAAGTCCCGCCGTCAGGTTGTCCCGCATCAGGAATTCTATCTCTACCGGTTTCATTCGCTATTGTTTTAAGTTGCTTTGAAAAAACGCCACTATATCGCTGGCTTCACCTTCAGGGCTTTGTGTGCTACCGTTGGCTTGCTTGCCATCTACATAGCGGGGAGCGTCGCTCAGCATCATGATTAGTGTCTGGAAGTTCACGCCGTTCAGGATATAGTCCACGCTCCATCCTGTGGCACTCGCTATCTGCCATATAAACCCAAAGGGGCTATGGGAGCCTTCCCAACGGCTCTTTAACTCCCCCTCTTTCCTTGGCTCAGTCTCAGCTTCATCGGATTCGTCATCTCTGCTGATCTGATAATAGGTATAAAAGACTGCGTGCCCATCAGCAATACGAATTGGCTGAAGGCTGCCTTCTGGTACTCCCACTTCATCGAATGCAGCACGAGCCATGACAGCAGCCATACCGGCAGCCACCAGCGTTCCATCGTCAGGGCGATGATACGGCTCAAGGTCTTGCCATGCCGGGCAAGGAACTGCATCTGTTCCTTATGGTCCATCGCTTCCAGTTCGGCCGCCATCGTGTCCATAGACAGGTAGGCATGCGCAATCTTTATCTGTCGGGCCAGCGTCGGGCGCTTCATCGTCAGCCGGAATCGCAGCGGCTCTTTCCTGAAAGGTATCCTTAAATCCTTGAGAGGGAGGGAAACGCCCGCATCAAGCAAGGCTTCCGCTCCCTCTCTCTGGATTTTCCTGATTACTTGCTCGTCCATCAGCCTTCACCCGGAGTGTCATTGATTTCGTAAGGAGCACCGCCATCCTCGGGCTTGTTCACCTTCAGCTGGCATTCTACCTTCGAAACTTCGGTCAGCGTCAGCTTGCCGCCAAGGTTGGCCAGGATGGTTCCGTTGGGAATGGTCATCGTCTGACCGCTCACGAAGTCGATGGTCCACTTGTCCCTCAATTCCACAAGGGAGGAAGGAGCCTTCCAGCCTGTAACTTTCTCATTTCCGCTGCCACCAGTCTTCACCAGCTCACCGCCGAGAATGTTCTTCAGGTTCTCGTAATCCAACTGGATAAGGTTGAAAGTCGGACTGACCTGTCCGTTCTTTTGGAGCAGGGTCAGCACAGGCGCATCGGGAACCTGTTCGGCTTCCACGTCCACACTCTCCGGCTTAGCACCGCCCCAGTCCCAGCTGCCTTTTTCGATGTAACCTATCAGCGTGGTTCCTTTCTTCACGGCTGCGATGCCGTAGATGAATTTCTTGTTCTTGCTCATTTTCTAAGTTTTATAAAAGTGAATACTATTCCGATTATCCCGGACAGAAGCCCGGCACAAAAATACTTGAGCCTCATGAGGAAGGTGTTTCCGGAACTTTCCTTTGTCTCTTCCCTAAGCTCGCTATTGGACTTTCTGGCCTCCTTCAGCTGGCGTTTCAGGGTGCTGATGGTCTTGGAATATCCGGCACACACCAGTTCCAGACTGTCACAGCCGGCTTCAATCACCAGCTGCTCCGGTTCCTTCTCCGTCGGTGCCCTCCGCGTTACCTTCACATTCGCCTGTCCTTTCCGGGCTGTGTAGCCCGCCCCGGACGGCAGCCGCCGCAGACTGTCCATGCTGAGCGTCAGGCTCACCGCTGACATCGGGACCTTCACGGGCGTTCGCCAGGTTTCTACGACGCTCACCGTGCTGTCCACGTCGAGGCGGTTCGCCTCTTGGCTCGTGGCTGTCTCCCGGCTCACGCTTTTTCTGCTCGATGCGCATGCGGTGAAGCACAGGACAGTCATCGCTATAACGGCAGCTGTTAGCATCGTCGATGGCCTTGCGGAGGCGTGCCATCTCGCGCTTGGTCGCGTTGAGGTCTTTTCTTGTTTCATTGAGTTCTTCCTTTAAAGGGTTTACAATATTCTCAATAAGTACCCGGGTGGCTTTCTCAGTGTTATCAATCCGGACTGTCTCGGCTTCTACTTCCGCTTTCTCTGCTTCCGCTTTCGCTTTCCTCACGGTCGATTTCAATGTGATGATGGCTGCTATCGTAGCCACCAGGCCGCCACCCAGCACCAGATTGATAATTTCACTGAGTTCCATACCTTAAATATATTATGGGCTTACTGCCTGATTCCTATCTCGCGCAGCCACTTCTGCACGTCAAAGGAAGGACAGGCCTTGCCTGGGTTCAGCTCATGGTGTCCCACGATGCGTATCTGGGGGAAGCGGCGGTGAAAGTCCTGCACATAGCGTTTCAAAGCCTCGCGCTGCGCTGCCGTCCGGGTATCCTTCGGCTTTATGTCCTTGTCGCAGCCACCTACATATACGATGTGCCGGCTTATGCTGTTGAAGCCTGCGGCACCGTTGGTAACCTCCCAGGGATCGACGCAGGCGTCTTCGTTGTTGTCCACCAACCGTTCCACGCGACCGTCGAGGTGCACCATATCCGTGTAACCCACCTGCTTCCAGCCACGCCCTCCCTTGCTTACCGGGTCGGTGTGCCAGTGGCGTATCTCCGCGGAGCTTACCTCACGGTCTTCCGGCGTGGCGGTGCAGTGGATTACAAGATACTTTATCGGCTTACTCATCGCCTTCAGGATTGGAGTTAGGGTTCTGTTCCTGACCTGCTGCGCCGGTATCCGGATTTTCGTCCGTACCGCCCTCACTTTCGTCCGGCTGGCTGCCATCTTCCTCTGTGCCGAGGATATATGCAGGGGCAGTTTTGCCCTTGAACTCCTTGCACAGGCCACGGTCTATGAGCGACTGGGCGCGGTCTTTGTCTTTCACCTCCAGAATGGTATCCGGGTCATACACTGTTACATGATCGTCCCTGTCGCGGAACGCACTTGTTACTTTCAGTTTCATACGCTTGTTATTTGTTTTATGGTTTGATTTATCCCTCAGGAAGGCTGGGGTCCTTGTAGCCGCTCATCATCACTGCACCGGCATCTGTCTTTTTCGGCATGCAGATGAAGTAGTGGCGGAAGTTGATGAGTGAACGCTGGTTCTGCGGGTCCGTCGATGCCTCACTGTAGTACATCTTCGTGGAACCCGTAGCCTTGAAGACACGAGGTACATAGAAGGCGAAAGAGCACTGGAACTCACCGGTCGCAGCACTGGCACCGACATCCTTTTTCTTGCCGGCAGTGGTGTACAGCGGATTGTTCGCAAACTCATAGATGTCAAAGCCGTACAGCCTGCCTACCGTGCCGTCATTGCGGTTGATGTTGTACTGTTCCTTGAACACCTGGGATACTTCCAGCAGGTCGTTCGCATGATCGCTGCAAAGCACGAGGCGACGTCCCTGGGCAGGAACTTTCAGCTTGTCCAGCGCACGTTTCAGGTTCAGCAAATCGGTCGGCGTCATCTTCAGGCGTCCCGTTACCGGATCGCGCTTGCCCGTAGTCTTCAGTACGGGCGTGGTGGCAGTGTCTTCCTTTGCACACAGGGCGTGGGCAGCCTTGGCAAACTTCGAGTCGCCGATTGCATTGCCGTGGCTTTCCTTCACACGTGCCATCTTGTCATAGCTCAATGCGTAGAGTTCGTCATCGGTAATGGGTGTTACCTTCGTCTGGAACTTGTCCAGCTTGATGGCGATGTCCTTGTCCTCCAAAGCCTGAAGGGGAATAGGATAGGTCGTGTTGTTGATCAATACATCGGGATCAACACCGACCTCTACAAGGTGGATGACATCGTTGTTCACGATACTCGAACTGTCCGGAATGCCGTCAAGGAAAGTCGCCTCCAGACCACGGCGCAGGTATTTCACCAGCTCACCAGTCCATATCTCGGTATAGACGCCCGCACGGAGACTGCCGGCGGGAGCCGCCTGTCCGATGACGGCAGCAAGTACGTTCATGCCGACGGCACCCGTCATGGGAGACAGACCGGCAGCGACGGCAAGGGTGCCGCCTACCAGGCAGTTCATGAGAACCGCCATAAACATTGCAATCATTCTTGTCATTGCTTTCTGATTTTTGTTGTTATACATGTTAAATCTCGCATTCAATACCGTATTCTGCCTTGTACAGCTTCTTGTACTGTGCGGGGCTCTCTTCACGGAGCTTCTCCAACTCTTCTGCAGGAACCTCGCTCAGCTTTTTGTATTCGGCATTTCCTCCAGACGGGGCTCCACCCTGATTGCCTACGATGGAACTCAGCTTCACCTGTGGCGACATGGCATCAAAGGTTGCCTTCAGGTCTTCGGCACCGAGCTTCTTTCCCAGTTCCAAAAACTGCTGTTTCTTGTCCTCACCGATTTTCTTCTCGGCCACGGCAGTGTTCACGAGGGTTTCAATACGTGCGGCACGCAGCGTGTCGCATTCCGTGCGGAGACTGTCCGCCTCCGCACCCTTGGTCTTCAGCTTTGCCAATTCTGCACTGATGGCAGCTTCGTCGGCATCTTTGGGAAGACCTAACTCAAGGGCTAATTTCTCTTGGTCCATTTCTTTTGATTTTTGATTGTTGTTACTATGCAGTAGCGGCAGTACTGTGCCGCCATCCTTGCCTAACTCTATGCGCTGCCCGTCTTTCTGCAGCACGATGGCATCGTCATTCGCGCCGATGTCCACCAGCGATACTTCGAAGAGCTTGCTCTTGGTAATCGTCGGGCTGCTTTGCCCCTGTACCAGGTGTTCTGGGGACTCGCTCAACTCCAAGATGTCAATGCCCACGCTCACCATTTTCAACGAGCCGAACTCCCACTGCTTCTTGCAACGTCGGCTCAGCTCGGTCGCCTCGTCGAACACCAGTTCGCCGGTAACTTCCTCTCCTTCGACCTTCAGGTCTTTCACCAGACCGATAACCTGACCGCGCTCGTGCATGTACAGCAATACGGGGTTGCGGTTGTACTGTTCGATATTCATACCGGCTGTCAGGACACGCGTACCATAGCTGTTCAGGCTCTCGTTGCTGATTCTTACTCGTTTTGTCTTACTCATATCATCGCTTTTTGATGCAAAGTTGCGGTATTTAAGACAGCCTTCAAAGAAAGTGTGAAACGGTTGCACACATCTGTGAAAGCATTGCACACTTCTTTTCCTGCCTGCCTGAAAAAGGGCATCTTTGCAGTAGTTTTTAATACAATCCATAAAAACGTTTTTATGACAAAGGCAGAAATTGAACAGAAAAAGACCATCGGAAGGTCGTTGTACCTCTCCGGAATGGAGCAGACGGAGATAGCCGACCAGCTGGGTGTGTCGCGCGTTACCGTTTCCAAATGGTGCACCTCTGAAGGATGGAAGGAGGCGCGCGCCGCAAAGAACATATCACGCCCGGAACTGGTGAACAAGCTACTGCTCACCATCGACGGTTTGATAGAGAGTGTGAACAAGTCAAAGGACCCGACGCTCATCGGCTCGCTGGCCGACAAGCTCTCAAAACTCTCGGCAACGATAGAGAAGCTCGACAAGAAGGCCAACGTCATCGATGCCATTGAGGTGTTCATGGCGTTTAACCGCTGGATTCAGGACCAGGCATCCTATGATCCGGAGATTACGCCGGAACTGATTAAGGCCATCAACAAGTACCAGAACAAGTTCCTCATGGAGCGCATGCAAAACCCTTCAACACTATAATAATAGGACATGGCGACAATAGCGGAACTCAAACAGATGCAGCAGGAGTGGCAGGAACACTGCAGGCAGATTCAGTCCATCACGGACACCAAAAGCCTTGTACGAGAAAACTCCGTGCAGAAAGAGAAGCGAATACGTCGCTTGCAGAGGGATTATTCCGCTTTCTGCGAGTATTACTTCCCACACTTCCTCCAACTACGCGACAAGGTTACGGGCGAGGTCATCAGGATAGTACACAACGCGCCGTTCCACAACGCTGCTGCCGTCAAGGTCAAGAACACGCCGAACCTCAAGGCCGTGTTCAAGTGGCCGCGAGGACACGCAAAATCTACCCACATGGACATCTTTACTCCGCTCTGGCTCATGTTCCAACCAAAGCGGCTCATCAATTTCATGGTGCTCGTCGGAAAATCCGAAGACAGTGCAGTCCGACTTCTCGGCGACATTCAGGCCGAACTCCAGTTCAACAAGCGCATCATTGCAGACTTCGGCAAGCAAATGTCTATGGGTAACTGGACCGAGGGTGAGTTCACAACTAAGGAGGGAGTGTATTTCCTCGCATGCGGACGCGGACAGTCACCGCGTGGTCTCCGCAAACGTGAGGCACGACCTGACTATATCGTCATCGATGACCTTGATGACGACGAACTCTGCCGTAACGAACGACGTGTCCGCGAACTCACCGACTGGGTGAAGGAAGCCCTCTTCGGTGCACTCGACGTGGGACGAGGGCGATTCATAATGGTCGGAAATCTTATCTCGAAGACCTCCGTACTGGCTAATATCTGCAAGATAAAAAGTGTGCATGTATCAACAATATATGCCGTGGACAACGAGGGAAATCCCGTGTGGCGCGATAAGTGGACCAAGGAAGAAGCACAAGAATTTGCCGAGTTCATGGGCTATCGTGGCTGGAACAAGGAGATGATGCACAACCCAATCGTAGAAGGTACCGTCTTCCGACAGGAATGGATCAGATGGGCAAAACGACCGGTATGGAAAGACTTCTCCGAATTTGTCCTCTATATCGACCCGTCGTGGAAAAGCAAGAAGACCAACGACACCAAGGCCGCCAAGCTCTGGGGTAAACACAAAACCTATCTTTGGCACCTGCGCGCTTTCGTGCGCAAGGCGTCTGTCGCGGAACTCGTACGATGGTGCTACGACCTCTACGAGTGGAGCCGGGAGGTAGGAATTGCCATACGATTCGCAATGGAGGCAAGTTTCATGCAGGATATTATCCTTGACGACTTCACAATAGAGGGCAATCTTCGGGGATACCAACTCCCCATCACGGGCGATACACGAAAAAAGCCGGACAAGTTCCAGCGAGTAGAGGCAATCAGTCCGCTATGGGAACGGGGCTTTGTCTATTATGACATCTCGCAAAAAGAAGACCCGGATATGCAGGCCGGTGTCGAACAGACACTCGCATTCGAGAAAGGTATGGCTGGCAACGACGATGCGCCCGACGCAGACGAGGGAGCAATATATATCCTGCAGAAGAATACAAGACAACAGATTTATTCACCGAGGTTCGGAAAACGACCGACCTCCAAAAACCAATGGTAAATAACATGATACGGCTTATAAAAGACATTATCTTCGGCTTCCGCTTCAAGCGTGCCGTCAGGAAGGCAGACCGCTTTCACCATATCACGCACCGCAAGTACATGGTGCTTGTCATCAACAAGAAGCTCGAGGTTCTCTCCAAACAGGAGGTGAAAAAGTTTGTGGCCAACGGCATTTTCCAAAAGGGAACAACCGTCGGGGATATTGAGAGTAAGGCATTATATATAACGATGTAGGCTTATGTTTATCACAGATGAAGACTATAGGGTGGTCATTGGCGAGCAGGCACTTAAAGTGGTGTCTCAGGTCAGCGAGGAGAACCGGGTCAACGCCGAAACGGAGGCCGTCGAGGAGATAGCCGGCTATCTCCGCCCGAAGTATGATACAGCTGCTGTGTTCAGCGCTTCAGGAAGCGACCGCAACAGGCTCGTGGTGATGTATGTCTGCGACATCGCCATCTACCACATGGCTGCGTCCACACCGCAGAAGATGGGAATGGAGATACGCAAGGAACGCTATGAGCGGGCCATCAAGTGGCTGGAGGGGGTACAGGCCGGAAAGATTGTGCCGGACCTTCCACTTGCAATCGATGAGAACGGTGATACCATCGGCCTCCCGATGAAGTACGGAAGCCAAAAGAAGCAAAGATATAACTGGTGACTACTATGGCAAGAAACAGGAATACAAACAACAAGATGCTGGTGCGCACGCCTTTCGGCACGCTCCAGCTGGCAAGGAACGACGCAAAGCGGTTCCACAAGACGGTGATGGAACTGCAGCGCACGACCGATTCGCTCACGCGAAAGGACATAGGCGATTGGCGCATAGCGTGGCAAATGGCTATCAACGTCGATAATCCGAACCGCCAGCGACTCTATGACATATACCGCGACGTGGAGGTTGATCTGCACCTTTCCGGGTGTATCCAGCAGCGCGAGGGGTTTGTCCTGTCGCGCTCGTTCAAACTGGTCAACGAGAAAGGTGATGAGGACGAGGAGGCCGCGGACTATTTCAACACGGCATGGTTCAAGCAGCTCATGAAGTTCGCGCTCGATGCCAATTACTGGGGGCACTCGCTCATAGAACTGGGTGAGCTGACAACCGACACTAACGACCGGCTCTGCTACGACGGGGTGAAACTTATCCCGCGCAAGCATGTCATTCCGGAATATGGCAGGGTGGTAGCCCAACTGGGCGATGACTGGAAGTCGGGCATTGACTACCACCGCCCTCCGTTTGCCGACTGGCTTATCGAGGTGGGACAGCCGGACTGTCTCGGGCTCTACCTAAAGGCAGCCACGCAGACCATTCCCAAGAAGAATGCACTGGCGTTCTGGGACACTTTCGCTGAGATATTCGGAATGCCCATGCGCATAGCCCGCACCACCACACGCGACGAAAAGGAACTCTCCAAGATGGAGAAGATGATGGCCGAAATGGGTACCGAAGGCTGGGGCGTCTTCCAGCAGGGAACAGAAATTGAGGTCGTGGAGTCCAGCAAGGGTGATGCCTTCAATGTCTATGACCGCCGCATTGACCGTGCAAACTCCGAACTCTCCAAACTCATCATCGGGCAGACCATGACCATCGAGGACGGCTCCTCGCTCTCCCAGTCTGAGACTCACCTTGAAGTATTCCAGAACCTCGTGGAGGCGGACTGCGACACGCTGCGCGATATGGTGAACAACCAACTCATCCCGCGCATGATACGGCACGGCTTCCCTTTGCAGGGCATTCACTTCGACTGGGACTACAGCGTGGACTATACGCCGGAGCAACAAGTGGCTTACGAGCAGCTCGTCTTGAACAATTACGAGGTGGATCCATCCTACTTCGAGGAGAAGTACAACATGCCCGTAGGCGAGCGCAGGCAGCAGGTTCCCGTTCTTGGCCCCACACCCCCCGACGGTGGCGGTGAAGAGCCCAAGGGCGATAAAACACCCAAGCCGGGCAAAAAGAAGCGACAGGAACAAAATAAACGCCCTTTTTTCGACTGAGCCCCTCTGACTACGAGGGGCTGCACGAACGCTATGCCCATCTGCTGGACAAGTCCGCACTGCAAGCCACTTTCAGCCGTGAAGAGGAGATAAGGAAAGAACTCTCCACGCTCTTTGAGGGAATGATGCGGACACTTTACAAGGTGGAGGGGGCGCAGTTCCGCATTGAGATTCTGGAGACGCCTAAAATGCGAGACTTCATTGAGGCGCATGCCGCTGCATTGGACTCTTCCTTTGAGAAAGTAGCGATATCCGATACGATGCGAAAGCGGCTGCAACGGTCTGACTACATATTCTCCGGCATGAAGACCTTCCACGAACTGAACGAGGCGTTCCCGTCGCTACTCGATGAGAACGGCAATCGAAAGTCATTCGAACAGTTCCTGAATGACGTTCAAAGCATTGACAGCACATACAACCGGAACTATCTCCGTGCGGAGTATAATTTTGTGCAGGCCTCCGCACAGATGGCTGCCAAGTGGGAGGGTTTCATGCAGGATGGCGACCGGTACAACCTCCAGTACCGTACTGCAGGAGACGATAAGGTACGCCCTGAACATGCCGCTCTTGACCGTGTAACGCTGCCCATCACTGACCCGTTCTGGGAAGAATATTACCCGCCGAACGGATGGAACTGCCGCTGCACGGTTGTACAGGTGCGCAAGTCGAAATATCCCGTCACGCCACACGACGAGGCGATGGCTCTCGGAGAAGAGGCAACGGGCAAGGACACAAAGGGGATATTCCGTTTCAATGCTGGGCTGGAGCAGAAGTCCGTACCCGACTACAACCCTTACACCATACGCCGCTGCAGGGACTGCGATATTGCCAAAGGTAAACTGAAACTTGCTTTCATTCCTGACAATGAACTTTGCGCTGCTTGCCGGCTTATAAGGGCTCAAAAACACGAGAACATAGGGGCTGCGAAACGCATCCTGAAATATGACGAAAGAACATGGGAAAGAACCTATGTTTCGCCAAAGGACATCGGACTTGTGGCTACGCAGTTGGAGCGTATAGCAGAAGCTACGGCCAGCAATGCCGAAAGGAACAAATTCAATAAAGAAATGAGAATGTGCAAGGTTCTTGCCGACAATGGGCACGATGTGGAATACCTTCAGGGGGTGAATCGTCCAACAGGACAAACCTACGATATTCTGTTTGACAACATAAAGGCTGACCTGAAATGCGTAACCGGTGGGGCAGGCAACATTGTCAAATATGCCAAGAAGGCGCTCACAAAGCAAGGAGGCGAGGCGGTCGTATTCGAGATACCCACGCATGATGCGAAATACTATGCCGCTCTGACAGAGGCAAGACGAAAGTGTACCGGCAGGATTTTCTTCTATATAACAGACGAAATGGTATTGAAGGAACTGAAGGTATAAAAATAAGGCCGCTGAAAAGCGACCTTGGGGCGGTACACGGTCATTACTTCGACCCTGTCCCTACGTATCTCTACGCACTGCAAATATACAATAAAAATCCATTACTTCCAACAAAAGCAGCGGATTTTTTGTTTTTAGCCTTGTTTTTTCGTTCAGAGGCTCTTGATGGCTACACATTGGTAGCTTTCTATGTTCTCGACAATTTCCTCGTGGTTGTGGTTTGTCCGGCTTTCCACCAGGTCAAATTCCATGAAAGTCTCGCCTTCCATGCAGGTCAGTGCCTTGTGGATTTCCTCCAGCAGGTCGAATACCTTCAGGCTTTCCTCCTGGAACTCGCTGCAGGCACTGACGCTGCCCGTCCAGTCCGTTACCACATGCAGGTTCACTATCGGCTCGGCACGGTATTCCACACCGTTCTGAATAGCCTGCCACTGGATGGGGGCGAACTCCACGAACACAGCGGGACGTTCCCATTGCTCCTCCTGCTCGATGAACTCGACGTTGTGGTTCCACAGGTCGATATGCTTGATGACCCCGCCGCTTACTGTCTTCAGCTTATCGCAGAGCATCTTGTACAGTTCCTTTCTCATTTCTCGTTAATCTCGAATTCAAAGTTGATATACTCGGTGATATTCTCCTCAATGATTTCCCGGACGGCTTTCTCCACTTCCGGACTGGTGCCCAGGAAACGGCGGCGCGGTATCTTGATGGTCGTACCGGCTTTCTTCAGGGCCATGAACTTCCAGAACTCGGCTTCCTCGGAAAGCTGCACCGTGCGCTTGTCATTCCTGCGGCTGCCGTCCTTCTTCCTGCCGAACGAGCTGGTCGCCTCGTAGTATTTGTGCCAGAAGTACCGTTTCATCTTCGTTGTCACCACAATCTCGCCGCCCTCATTGTGAATGGCTGCGTGGGGTTCTTCGGTGAAGAAGGTTATGCTGTTCTCCGTTGTCCGGCTCTGTATGCTTCTGCGGAGCCGTCCGGTATCGACCAGTATATGGCCGCCCGGGCGCGTGGGGCTCTTGCGACGCTGCCACGCTTCGCCGAAGAAGGACTGACGTTCGAAGTTCCGGTCGAACTCGTCCGTCATCTCCACGCGGATGTCATTAAGGATTCTTCCTAAAATACGACGGGTCTCTGGTTTCATCTTCTATAAACAGCTCAGGGAACAAAAAGCCCTCTGCTGAAAGCTCCGAGCTGTCCTCGATTCCGGGACTGCCCGATGCCTTCAGCAGATTGTAGAAGGTGCGCTCGCTGATGCCGTACTTGGGGTAGACATAACGCTTCCATATCTCACGGTTCGGAAGACCGGTCTTTACGTAAGTGTCATATATATGGTTGATGTCGGCAACGCGTTTGGCATAACTCTTTCCTTTCCTTTTGTTCACCGCTGTGGGATTTGTTAGGGTTGTTGACTGTTTCTGTACGGGCGGATGTCGAGGCTCATCTTGCAACTCACCAGCACCCTGCCGCTTCCCTCACACTGGGGACACCGGACGCGTGTCAGTGTCCCGTCTATGCTTGCCTTCTGGAAGCCCGTGCCGTGGCATTCACGGCACAGGGCTACCTTGGGCGGTTTCGATACTTCCCTGATCATACGCTGGTCTCCTCCTTCTTGGGTTCTACATAGAATGCCTCGTCCTGCACTACTTGAATGCCACATTCAACCATCTGCTCACGAAGAGGACGGTAGCCACGGTTGTTTGGATCACCACCGCCAAGCTGAACTTCCACCTCTCGGTCTGCAAGCAATTTGTCCTTGGCAATCTCCTCTGTCTGGCGGATATAGCTTGGCAGGAAGCTCTTTACAAGGTTCTGCGCACTCGCCCAAGTAAAGCCTTTCAGTGTCTTCAGCTTCGGTGTTCCTGTACGGAAACCGATGGTACCATGAGCCATGTCGAGACTTTTCTTCTTGGAGAACAACTCCGCCTGATTCTCCGTGGCGAATGCCTGCAGCGTGTCGAACGCTTTGTCCTTTTCCTCTGAGAGGGTTGCCAGTTTGTCGGCATACTTCTCGCGAAATTTAGCGCACTGCAATTCTATCTCTGCATTGATCTTCTGTATCTGTGCGTCGCTCTTGGCATAGGTTGCGAACGCTTCGTCGGCGGTTTCTCTGCTTACGCCTGTGATGATTACTTTCTTTTTTCTTGTTGCCATTGTCTTTCTTTTTATAGGGTTTATAACTCGTGTTCTATCACATCAACAACCTTGGTTTCTGATACTGAAGCAATCTGATAGTCTATCATGGTGCCGTCCATAATCGTTCGGATAGTGTCCTTGCAGTTGTCGAAAGAAGAAGCCTGTACCAGATAGTAAACCTGCGTGTGCTTTTCTCTTTCCGTTTTCTCGTCAATGGTGATAAACTGAAGTATGGCTTTGTAGTATCGGTCGCATGACTCTTGCTCGTTGAAGAACACTTCTTGGGATTTCATCGGGTTGATGTTTACAACCTGGATTTCACCGGACACATAGCTGCCCAGGAATTCCATAGCCGTCTTTTCTGCCTCTCCGAATGAAAGGGCTTCGACCACATAACTCTCGGTCACCTTCTTTTCACACCCGTCCTCATGCACTTTGTCATAGCGCAGCTTGACTTCAAACCAATTGCTTGTTTTTGTTCTCATAACTATATTCTTATAGGTTATTAAATAATTTTTCCCTCACTGGTTAATACCTGCCAGTTTACTTCCTGTAGCTCGGTATCAAGTTCATAAGAGAGTATTTCAAGGCAGGTGCTGTACTCCTCATTACTCATGTCCTTACCGAGTTCCCGAATGCGCTCCATAGAACGTTTTACAAATTCTGTTCGTGTCATGTTCATTAACTTTCTGCTATATTGCTCATCGGAATATAGACGAACGAGGTCGTATTCCTCTGTTCATCTCGTGCTGGCTTCGGTTTCAGTCCGCCTTTACGCATAATGCTGCGCAGCTTCGTCTGCAGGGAGTCCAACTCTTCCAATGTCAGCCGGGCAAATTCCTTTCCGGCAATCCTCGGGTGGCGACAGAAGTCATTGATGCGTTGCCAGTCGGTCGTATCAATGCCGGCTTGTTGCATCAGCTTCAGGCATACGCTGCGCGCCTTCTTCACTTGCACTTTCCAGCCCGTCAACTCCTCCATCGATGCGCACAGTTCGTCATACTCCTCTGAGGTCATCTCGCGCAGGCTGGTTGTCCGCCCACAGGTGGTACAATACACCAGCGTCTCCTTGTCCGCACCAGGCAGTTTCTTCAGCAAACCATAGAAACGCGCGTAGTTCCGTTCCGCTCCCATAACTTTTCCTCCTTCCAGTCTTTGTAATTCTGCCGAGCGTGGGCCACCGCTTCGGGCAAAGTTCCCTTGATGTCGTCAACACCAAATAGGGGTACACCATTCACGCAGGCAAACAGTTCGCCATTGAATTCCATTACCTGCACGGTTGCCCGTGCTTCTGCGTCAAGTGCTGCCTGACGTGTAGCTTCAATGCGTTCTGCATGCTTCTCATGCCACACTTGAATACGTCTCTTGATTTCTTCTAAAAAGTTGCTCATAATCGTTTATATTAAATTGATGTAAAACTTATTCCCATTGATATTGCCCTGCGCTCCATCACTTCCGAACGATGAGTTGCCGCTGTTATGAACGCCTCATTGGAAGCACGGGCTATCTCATAGCCTTTCTTTCGCAAACCATTACGGAGGCATATTTTCTCTTTCGGTGCCTGCACCACCCGAAGCTTTGTCTTTTGCTCCAGACCGAATATCACCCTGCGCTTCTCCGCCTTGAAGGTTTTCTTGCGTTGTTCGCCAATGTGGCGGTGCATGGCGTCAAAGGCTTCTGCCGACATTTTGTCCTTCTGCCGTTCGCCTTTCTTGAACTGGTAAGCCTTGCCGTAAATCAACAGGTTCTTCGCTCCGGCATTGCCACCATTGGCTCTGTTCCTTTTGGCAGCGTGTTCGGAAGCATTTCGCTGCATGGCTTTTGTAAAGTCTGGATGTTTCACCAATCCCATTTCCCGCGCAATCCTCACGACTGTTCTGTGCGAGATACCAAGGTGTTCTGCCACTTCCGCGTTTTTGGTCTTACAGAAGTTATTGCGCATCCATTGCTGTTCTGCCTCAGATAGGATTATCTTGCTGTATTTATTTCTTTCCATTGCTATTCTTCTGCTTTCCACTCGACGGTTATCACGGCGTCAAGTCTGCCGCTGCCCTTGCATATCGGACACTCCTTCTTATAGCGTTCCTGCCACTCGTCCTCCTGCCAGTGGTAGCCGTTGCCTTGACAATAGGGACACTTGTGTCCACGGCTCTCGATATGGTCTGTCATACGTCCACCTGGAGTCATTAGACCTGGTTCAATTTCAATTATCCGTCTTTCCTTGCTCATATATCACACTTTATTTGATGTCCTTAGAATTCCTTCTTCCCACACTACAAAGCTGTTACCCGCATCAGGATTGAAGCGTCCCTGACAGTAAGCCCTGAAACCAACCACCCGCACCTTTACACCTGCCTTGTAACGGAGTCGGAGTGCAGCATTGCCTAATGGCTGGCTCTTCTTCTCCATACTGATAAAGATGAAGCTCTTTCGCGGAAAGTCCTCGATCAGTTTCTTCGTCTCAGGCCATTCCCAGCCACTCTCCTGGTAGCTGTCCACGATGACGAACTTCGCCGAGTGTCTCTTCTTCAGCCTTGCGGTAAGGTCCTCTATTGTATCCTCAGTTACTACACGAAACCAGCCCTGGCACTTCTCCATCTCAAAGAGTTTTATCCTATCCTGGAAACTTTGGCTCACGCCCTCCTCATAACTCATATAGAGAACTTGCCCATGGTGGGTCAGCTCGCGCGCCAACTGCATCACGAAACTACTCTTGCCGGCTGCACTTGACCCACTGATGAACCAGGTGGAGTTCTCCTCTGGATAGCCGAAGCACTCTGCCCAACGACCACCCCACGGCAGCGTCTTGTAGGTCTTCGCCGCAATCTCCTTCGGACTGTACGCTCGCTTTGCCATACCTACTTTTTCAGAACCTCTATTAAGTAATCGGCAGCAACACGAGATAACCATGCCGCACTTCGGAATACATCTGCAGCGGTATTATCCCCCTCTAACTTTACCTGTTGACAGGTTTGAACATAAAGGTCTTTTGCAATCTCATACCTGCGCTGCTCCCAGTTGATTTCATTTTGATCACACATCTTGCAGTCGATTGATTGCAACGCCTGATGCGTCAGAATCTCAATGTTTGTCATATTATGCTCCTTTCTTTATTTTCTCAATTTCCGTATATACTCTTCGCAGCCCGCCGCTGCTCTTGCGCACGATCTGGCCGATGTCCATGCCCTTAGGGGCGTTCACCGTCGCCACCACGCGCGCCTGCTCCAGCAGGAACGCCTTGCGCTCGTCCGCCTGGTCGGGAGTCACCTTGCTGTACTTGCCGCCATACCGCGAGAATATCTCGGCATAGCCTACCTTCTGGCATTCCACCATGCGGTCTATCTTCGCACGAAGCCCGTCCGCGCCCATCATATACCATCCACAGCACATTTCCGTGGCGTTCCACAGGGCTTTCAACTCAAGGAAAGCTTCGTATTGCAGGTCGCCAGCCTCGTCAAGCACGACCAATGGACGCTCCATACTTCTGAGGTAATACACGAGGTCTTCGTAGGTGTCCTGATACTTGCCGCTTGTACCAACGCCAAACTCCTTGGCTATCTTTTTGACCAATGCACGCTTCGTCTTTACCTGAGAGCAGTCCACATACACGGCGTTCCGATGCTCATGCACATACCAGCGCGCCGTGTAGGTCTTGCCGATGTTTGGAAGGTCGCAGAGTATCACGCTTAGGCTGCGCTCCTGGCATGCTTCCATCTGCAGGCTGATATACTTGAAAGTTTCCGTCTGCGCACCCTTCCATTCGATGGATTCACGCAGGTTCACGTCTAACCTTCTGGCAATATTTACCCAGTTGGCGTCGCTCAGAGCTTTCTCCGTTTGACCTTTTTTCAATCCGTTATACACACTGGGAGATATACCCAGTGCCGATGCGTGCTTCGCATCGCTCGGATAGTTTTTGCGGTTGGCTGCTATCGCCTCCAAAATCCGCTGTTTCTGAGTCTCACTAATCATATTCTAATGGCATTTAATCGTTATTCTTATATGTCTGCCAAAGCGTGGCTTGATGCGCTCGCTGGCGGTAGGGACATGGACGTCGGTTCTTCCTTTGACTTCAGTTCCAGTGCCTCGACGTCCTCATCTTCCGATTTTGGGGAGAGGGAGGCTTTCATCACCCCAAGCCTTTCAATGGCATTGTCCGCCACCCATTTGTTGAAACTGGCTATCTTCTTCTGCTGCTCCACGAACACAGCCTTGTCCGCCTCTGTCTGCTCACAGTCCGCCGTGTTGAACGTGCCCACATTCTGAAGCTCGTCTATCAGCATGTCGTTCTGGTAGATATACACGTTTTTCACAACTCCCTCCTCGTCGGTAAGGTAGTAGGCATCCACCTTCCAGTTATTCGGGGCGAGTTTCTCAAGCACGCTCACATCGCTCAGCCACCAGTCGGTGTACGCCACGCGGCAGTAACTGTTCCTACGGATGCTCGTTTCTACGTGCTCGCCGATAAAGCGGGCCAGCACGCTTTTGTCAAGGGGGTGCAGCGTCGGATTCAGGTTAGCCTCAAGCACCTGCCAGCGTGTCATATTTGGATATTTCTTCTGATTTGGGTGAAGCGAGTTATTGAACTCCATCACATCCTTCATATCGTCGGCTATCAGCTCGTCCCAGTTGTAATACTGTTTATCCTCGTAGGTGTCGTTAAGCTCGTCGAACACTTTCTTGGCTTCTGTCCGGTAATGGCGGTCCTTGGCATAGAAACGGCCGATTCCCAGGTGGTTCCTGTGCTCAATGCTGCGCTTCTTCGCACCGTTCATAGGCTCCGCATATTTCTCCTGCGAGTTCTGTGGGGCGCAGAACCTGACAAACGGAAACAGTACGCCAGCCTTCAGGAACGAGTCTTTCCATTGGCTCATCAGGTGGTTCTCTACCTCCACCTGTGCCGGGCAGTTCCAGCCTCTGCGCTCCAGAAGCCTGAACATGCTCCTGAAGCACTCCACCACCAAGTCCACGTTCTTATTTCGATTGTAGGCGAAGCCCACCACGCACTGGCTCATCACGTCGTATGCGTAATAGGCTTTCGGTCTTGCCTTCGTATCTTTCAGCTTGCGCGGAAGGTCGCGGTCGTCAAACGAAATCTTGCTCAGTGAGAACTCGGGGGCGTGGCGGTGTACGTGTGGCATCTGCTCGTGCATGAAGGTCGTCCAGCTGCTCAAGGCATGTTCCACGAGCACGCGGTTCTTAGGCTTGTTCAGATAGTTGTTGATGGTACTCTCGCTCAGTTCCATAGGCTCGCCCGTCTTCTTGTCCACGAAGTCGTCGGAGTTCATCAGCTCGCCGGTCTTAGGGTCGTACACGTCCAACTCGCCGCACACGAACATATTGTACATCTCGGCGATGTTCGTGTTGTAAGGTTTGTTCGGAAGTACAGCCAGCCCCAGTATCAGTTGCTCGGTCTTGTAATCCACCTTCCGTGCGCTCTGGTTGCCGAACTTGCCGCTGATGAGACAGCCGTATCCTTCGCGTTTGTACTCGTTTACCTTCTTCCTGAACCGCAGCGTACTCGTCGGCAGTGTGTGCCCCAGTTCCGTCCGTAACGTGTCGATGGAGTCTGCCATATAGTCCCAGTTGTACTTCTCGCCCATCAGCTTCCTTGCCGTAGAGGCACGATTGTACAGCTTGATACAAGTGTTCAGCACGCTCGCATTCGTCACATACTCCTTGATTTTCTCGGGATATTTCGTCAGGTCAACGCCCGTCTTCTCGCGGTCATGGAAAAACGCCACGGCTTCCTGGTCAGTTTCGTAGTTCTCCATTACCCACAGACGCAAGTGGGTCTGCGCGCCGTCGGGGTAGAGTTCCTTGACTTTTGGTTGGAATCTGCTTGGAAGGCTATCGACTGCGACAAGAGCACAGCAACCGCTTGCACCACCACCGCGACGCATCACACGCATTTTACCGCGCGCTGCAATCTGCTTGTAGTTGGCGGCACTCATGATGCCACCATCCACCAGCTCTTGGTAGGATACACATAGTCTGCCTTCGTAGTACTCCATTTCGCGCCTCCCTTACAGTTTAGCAGCCCAGTCTTGAATGCCCTGAATGTCGCTTGTCATTAGGTTGTCGTAATGGCGCACCTTCTCGCCATGCTTGAATACATCGCACACGGGTTCTTTCTTTGAGAACTCCAGCAGAATATCGCCACGGTAACATCTCATATAGCCGTCCGCGTCATGTAGAACCTCCCATTCGGGAGCCTCAATCATCACGATACCTCTACGCTCCAACGCAAGGGTGCGTATCTTCCTTGCAAGGTCATTACCTTCGTTCATGTCTTCAAAGTGAATGGCGTTATACACGGTACGCTTGGAAACCTTGAATGCCTTCGCGATAAACTCGCGGTCCGACTTCTGAATGTGAATGTACTTTTTCATAATCTCACTCATTTAATTGTAAAACTATTCTTAATTCTCGGCCTTTTTTCGTATATTTGGCCGCATTTCCAAATGGAACACGCTGCAAAGATAAACAAGATATTTCGACTATGCAAGAAAATAAACAAGAAAAATCGCTTATAAAGCAAAATATCTCGCTTTATTTAGCAAAAAAGGGAGTGTCCGACTATGTCTATTACAAAGAATCAGGCACAACAAGGGGTATCTTAGGGCAAAATAATGGGATTAGCGAAGAAAACATATCAAGATTTCTCGCTTATGCTCCCGATGTTAACCACGAATGGCTTCTCACAGGAAAAGGTAATATGCTTAAAGAGGAGGAAACAGAAGATGTCTCCGCCCCAGTAGTCAGTTATGATTCCAAAGTGGGGCAGCCTTATTATGATGTCGATTTCCTCGGAGGATTCAGTGAGATTTATAACTCACAAGTATCATTGCCAGACCACAATATCATTGTGCCTGGTTTTGACAGGGCACATCTTTGGTGTAATGTTACCGGACATTCTATGGAGCCACAGATTAGCCACGGTGACATTATAGCTCTGCGTCCATGCACTATTGACGATATTCAATACGGTGAGATGTATGCCGTAGTGCTTGACACAATTCGCACAATTAAGATTATTCGTCGTGGGTCTTCTAAAAAATTTCTTCGATATGTTCCAATAAACCCCAATTTCGACGAGCAGGAGTTTGAAGTAAACCGTATCATAAATGTATTTGAAGTTATAGGTAGCATCAGCAAATTCTTTTAA